CCTTGTTTTTTGCCGTTTACAATACGGCCAATTGGAACTATTTCTGCTGTCTGTATACCCTTAACTTCGTCTAGAAATTTAATTAAATCTTGACTAGCACCGTAACAGTTATTTTGTACAAAGTAGTATCGCATCTGCTCGGGCGTACGACTCCGCCAAAACTCAACAAGCAATGGATTGAACTGAGTTAACGGTTGGGACATTTCGTATAAGAGCATGAAATATTTATCCAGCGTTGTCTAAACTGTCTAAGTAGCCCTTAAGGTTGTTTCCGTGCAAGCTCAACATTACAGCTTCTTCTTCCTCGAATACAATAAGTTTCTGTCGCTTGAGCAAATAATACATACCTTTGAATAGACGTTCTAATTGCAGTATGTTGTAGTTGGTTAATTCTTCCGACAAGGCAAAGTCGTAACTGGTCAACTTGAGTTGTGCTTTAACAAACTGTAGACCAGCAAGTGTGAGTCTTAGACTGTTTGGATCAGTAGGATTCTTCCACCAACGCATTTGCATGTCGGTAGTGTGGCCAAGAGGAATGTCAGCTTGTTCTACAAATATTTTAGTTAGCTGACGTTGGGTGTAACGCTTAGGGGAAGACTTTGTCACCGGCTTTGAGCAAGACAACACTGAACTTGTCGGTCTTGAACAAGGTGTTGAGTTTCTTGCAGAGGTTGATTGCGTGTCCAGGATTACTGAAACTATTTTTCTTGTACTTAGGACCAGGATACGCTACTAGTACATTTGCTGTTTTTAGATTGATAGGTTGATTGTCGTAGAAGACCGCCCAGATACCTTCAGAGCTGAGTACTTGTTCGCTCTTATATGTTGTCTTATTTACGTGATCCAACAATACGGTTGGTTTAGGTCGGCTCATTTCACTTATCCTTGATATACAGTTTATTTATCTCAATAATATACGTACATTATTTAAAACTTCCACCATCCATGCCGACATTTACACTGGTAATAGAACTTTCCTGAGTCTTAGATAAGTTGGCGATTGTGGCCATCAAATCGTAGATTTCCGCATGTAAATTGCGAGCTTCTTGCGGATTTAATGTAAGAAGTTTACCATTGCCTTGGTTCATAGCCCTTACCCTATCATTAAACATTTTAATGTGAAAAGGCAAATTATTGTCCATTGGCCTCTCGCATCGATTCAACCATACGTTCTTGAGTCTTAAACGGACCTTGGTATTCGTATCGATTTAGTGTGATAAGTTTAGGACAGTATGCACGTACCCAAGTTGAACTAAATTTAATAATGTAATAGCCAGCACAGAAAAAACTTTTTGATTTTGCTGTTTTAGTATAGATAGGCAAGTAACGTTGAACATCCAGGACTTCGTTATGTGGACGATTATTAGATGGGAATCCGTAGACATCGTAAACGTCTTGTTTTTCACGTTTGACTTTTTCTGCCTTGACAAATTCAATATTGTATTTGGCGCTTATCAATTTAATAGACGAAAACATTTCACGTTGGTCATCGTGGATGTATACAAATCCACTTTCTTCAACGGCCATGATACTGCCTACTTTATTGCCGTAGAGTTCTACAATCCACATTTTATTTTTTACTACGGGTTTTGCGATCATTTCGGTCATACAATAATTAATCCTATAATTGCGAGATATACAAGTTGGTGCATCATTTGGTCAAAGCCAAGGTGTGCCCAAAATGCTGGAGTCTGGATATCTCTATTACCCCAGTTCATTTTCGCCCAATCAATATGATAGTGCGTAACAAAGTCAAACAATCCTAATACAAATCCAACGACTAATCCTGCCTCAATGCCAAAGAACACCGGCATGATCATCATAGTAGCGATACCGTGTTTAATACTGTGTTGCATTCCAATCCAGTTACCATAGATGCCTTTGGCGTTTACTTCTTCCATTGTTTGATTAACAAAGTCGATGTACCAATGTTTAAATTGTAATGCTACAAGAATGAGTAAGAGTGTTATCACTTTTGCTCGCCTTTTAAACAACTCATAGTTACAATCTTACCCAAGGCTGCATCAAAGTCTTCGCTGTCGTGAATGAGATATAGTTCAGCTTGTCTATTTTCAGCTAGCCCAGTAAGGTTTATTGTGTTATGATTCTGATGAGGATTAACCTGCACGATCCAGCCACCGTTGGCTTTTGCTACGTTAAAGTTAATAGTAGTGGTTCCTAAGTTCATTTGTTGTACCTGTGGTTGTGTTGTGTAATAATTGTGTCCTGTGCCGTTATTATAAGGAACGCTGCCGCCGCCTACTCCTAGCGTGTAAGTGGTTTGTGATGGATTGGTCATTGCCATAGTTTTTTCTTTCTTATATAAGTTATTAAATACGCTATGAGATGGAGCCGCTAGCCAATTTAATATAGCCAATCTTAGATTTGCAAAAATCATTCTGGGTACCCAGCTGATAAGAAGTCTACAAAATTTTGTACATTGTCGCTAATACGTTTTAAATCGTACTTGCCACAAAACTTCATAAACTTAGTTCCTATTTGTGGTATCTCTTTACGAACACTATTTGTAGCAATAGTTTCTGCAATTTTTACCTTAATGTCATCTGGTTGTGCGGTTAAGTCTACAAGTGTTACATTGCGATTATAATCGTCTAGTACACGATGTTCAACACCATTATGGTCAGTCCAGCGTTGCAACATTAGGTTGTTCCACGCAAAGCCCTTTTTATCACGGTCTTCGAACGCTTCTTGGAGCCCAACTTTATTCTTACTTCCAACTTTCCTAACCCCAGGGAACGCACTGAATACGTTGTCTGTGGGGTCACCGCGCATACACTTCTCAAAAAGGATCCAAGTCGGATCAGGGATGGATTTGTTTTCCTTAGTTTTTTTATCTTTGACTGGGGAACCTTTTTTGTCAAAAATGCCTTCAATAGTGTGCAGTTCATCTGATATTCCGTTATACTGTTTTACGTTAGCAGAAAGTAATTGATAAAAATCAGTATCACTACTAACAATAACATGTTCGTCCTGCGGGTGTGCTTGTATCCAACCGGCAATTAAATCATCGGCTTCTAATTGTTCGTGCTGTAGCACAGTACAATTACTTTTTTCATAGACAAAGGTTTTAAGTTCGTCAAACGATTCCCAAAATAACTTTTCTTCTTCTTGTTCAGCTTCGGTTAACGCTGCTCGGGCTACAGCACGATTTTTCTTGTAAGGCTCATAAAAATCTTTACGCCAGCTACGACCTTCGAGGCAGAACACTACATGGTCAGCTCGCTGATCACGAAATGCTTTTGCTACACTACTTAAGGTAACATGAATGGCAAAGCCTAGCTTATCCCACGTATCACTTTGGCGGTGGGCGGCATGTCTGGCTCGAAAAAAGGTATTAGCGGTATCTACGATTAAATATTTCATATAGTAATAGTAGCATATTATTATTTAGCTGTCAAACCTTTAATGAATTCCCAAGCAACTATTCTGTGGCTTTGAATACCAAAATGTTGCCCATCCCTTGCACGATCAACGGCTCCACGCGATTCTGGGTTAAAAATATCCCTAGCTGTATATTCGATTATGGGTAACCCAAAAGAATGAACCAATAGCCGATTTCGGTAATATCGTTGTTGTGCATTATCGTTGTCCATATACCAAACGTGTTCGGTATTGGCTGTGGTAGGAATTACAGATTCGATGCGGTCTTTGTTGTAAAGTTCAAATCGTGCCATATCGGGCCATAATATGAATACGTGTTGTATATCAAACAGTCCGATGCAGTTAGTTAAGATACGTGCCACAGTATCTGTGCTGGCGCTTTGTATTCCTAAGTTTAACATAGGAACACTACGTTGTTCGGCAACAATACTAGGCCAAGCATCTTTAAGAGGAACACCAATACCTTCAGTTAAACTACAACCTAGTGCTAGGTCTACAGGTTGTCCAAGGTGCTTGGTTAATTCGTCTGTGCGAAAACCATGGGCATTGTATGTATAGGAGATGTCAATATTTTGCCACAGGTCGCGCTCAATATTATTACGATAACTAATTTCGTGGTCTGAACCCGACCATGGTACTGTTACACCACGATGATTCCAGCTATACGGAAACTGGGTTGTCTGCCAAAAATTCATAAAGAAACTCTGCCCACTTTCTATGTGCATCTGCACCATAGTGATAACTATTGGGATTTACTGTTTTAAAGCCTTGGTCGGCTAACCAGTAGTAGTATGTGTAATTGTGTTCGTACGGATTAACGTAACAGTTATTCCAATCATATTCTGCAGGTGGAACTACACCAGGTTTAAAATGCTGACTTCTAATGGCACTGAAATCACTGTAGGTGTTAAAAAATAAATGAGGAATATCAGAATCGCTTAACTCTGTGTGAAATTCGTATATACGGTTGTGCCAGTCAATTAACTTGCGTTCTCTTGTAGTTTCATCTTGTTCAATTACCCATGTACGATACCGTTCGGCTGCTTCTGGGGGAACTGTATCTGTACCACCGGCTGTAACTTGATAGTAAGTATCGTTGTACAACCATTCTTCTCGCTCCCAAGTAGACCAACCTATAACTAATAAGTTAGGTTTTTCTGTTTTGAGATACTCTCTGGTTGTTCTTAATATACGATCATTGCTACTAGCACTTTCTGCATCGCAAACTAGTATAGCAGATAATTGATTTGCTAAATCGCATCCGTAGCTAGCACGTTCGTTGTCGGGGTGTGGTCGTCTACCTAATGCCCAGTACATTGGGTCATCTTCGGCAAAACAATAAGGATTAACAGCTTCTGCGCCAGCACTATGACTGTCGCCGTTTACATAAACTATCACGATACTTCAGTTCTTCCGTCGCCTAGGTCTCTGCGATTAATTTCTCGTGGACGATCACCAATTGGCTGATTAGCTTCCCACTGTTCAAAGTTTTCTGCTACAACATTACGACACACATCGGCAAACCATTGATCTACCATGTCTGCATCTGTTTTGCCTTTAAACCCAGCACGTGCCAAGTTAGTAATAAACTTATCATTCCAATCTAGTTCAAATGCACCATTGCCAATATTGTCTGGGTCAAGCTCAACCTGAACAACGCTAACCCATGGCTCGCCGTTGGCGTCGGCAATTTGACGCGGAGTCATTCCTGTAAAGTCAACTTTCTTTTTAGCTGGGGTCTTTTTAACCGGTGTCTTTTTAGCCACAGGTTTTTTAGCCGGAACTCGTTTTGTTACTGTTTTCTTTGCTACTGGCTTTTTAGTTGCCATTGTTGCTCTCCTCAATTTCTAACCAAGTATGGTCACCCATATATTTTACTTGACTTATGTACCTATAGTCAACCGGAGTACCAGTTGTCCAATCGTTTGGTCCAGTTTGAATTAACAGCATTTTTTGTTTTCGTTCGTCCCACACTAACCAATAACAATGACCCATTACCACTTGAAACTGATATTCAGCGGCATGTACCATATCTGTAATATCCAACCTACGTTTAATACCTGCTGCTTGACGTTCTAATACTTTAACTAATTCCATAATACGATCGTACTCTTGCTGGGCATACATCCTAGCATGATTGATCATAAGGTCTTTTTGCTTCTCTACAGGTATTAGGTCAAACTTTGGACCGCCTGCTTCGGTTGGGTATGTACTTATATTGCGATTAAAGAAAGGTATTAAGACATTGCCAACTATAATATCAAAGCTAGTATGACCATCAGCAACATTAGACTTCTTTTCAGACACCGTATTTTAGTTTCAATATAAGCATTTCAGTAGTGCTATACCAGCGAGTCCATACGGCAGGATCACCGGGACCTGTAATAACATACTGAGCACGATAGGCCTGAGTTAGCCACAAACGTCGTCCACTAGAATGGCACCGTCTAGGCCACAGCGACCATTTTAAATCAGTCCACGCCCGTTTTAAAAATTGTTCTTCATTGTAATCGTCAGGCATAACAACTCCTATACTTTCTGGTATTGGCATATGATTAATATTGTATAATCCTTGTGGGAACATTCCGTACCTTACTTTCACTTACCCCAACCGTTGCCCCATAAGTCTACGTGTAGTCGTGGGCTATAATTAAATCCACGTTCGCAACAGATATTGGCAATGTTTAATTTGTTTGCATCATACGGAGTAACAACACCGCCCTGTGGCATTAAGTAAACAACACCTTTAAATCCACCTGCACGGAAAGCATCAACAGCTCTAACTGCTTCGTTGACGTGATCTACAGTTTCTACAACAAACTTAAGATATGTATGTCCGTATGTTTGATAGATATTAACAATTTTAGGTTTAATAGCATCTTCCCACAGTTCGCCGGACGCACTTAGTTTAGCACTAACACTAAATGTAACTTCTCTATCGGCCTTTTCACTAGCCCATTCAATTAAGTAATCGCGGAAGTCTTCGTGTAGTTCTTGAGTACCATTAGTTTCAAATGTAATGTTCTTTAGGTCTGCCATGCGTGGGTGACTTAGTAATTCAGCATAAGCACGTTGCCAACCTAACAATGGCTCGCCGCCTGTAATAACTAAATGTACATCGTTGCCATTGTTTTGTATCCAGCAGTTGTTAGGAGTCAATGCTAACATTTGATCTACAAGTTCTTCAGTAGTCAATGTAGGCGAAAGGTGTTTAAATGCAGGATGCCACGACGCATAACTATCACAGCCTGTCTCAACTAACGGCAAGCTCAAGAATGTCGAATATTTGTCTACGACCTTAGCAACTTCGTCTGCACCTGTTGATTTCTCTCCAGGTTTGCAACCAAATCCAGCACACTGGAAGTTACAGCCATAAGTGCGTAAAAATACACTGGGTACTCCAACAAAGCGACCTTCGCCTTGTAAACTATAAAATAATTCGCTAACTTTAATCTTCATATATTTTTGACCATTCAACTAATTTTTGACTCTTACGCAACTGCGCCGCACGTAGTTCTGCATCTGTAAAAACTCTATGAGCTTTTAATAGTTCTATCAATAGTGTAACATCGCCTAGTTCTTGTACTAAATGCTCACGCTGAGTTCCGCCATCTTTGTACGAATTATCAATTCCAAAACGGCGAATCTTGCTAATAGCCTGGATAACTTCAGCACACTCCTCTTGGAGTATGTCTAGGATTTCATTTACTTTACTCACGCAAACAAGTCCTCATTCCATTCACGATGGCCTTCACGGAATGCCATATTGCTTTGCGTTTCTCTAACTTCCACGCGATAGCACCAAAGTCTATCTGCTTCTGCTTGACCCCACAT